TGGAAGTGCAAGAACTTTCTTACTGACATTCTTGTACTCCGCAGGTTTTTTCTTTGCCCTCATCTCTGCAAGACGAGCTCTCAATTTCTCTTTGGTTTCTTCAGTAAGTTTTCGTTTCTTCTTCGCAGGTTTGATTGGTGTTCGTTCAATTGTTATTTTCTTTCTTGCCATTATGATTTTTTCTCCAGGCTGTTTTTAATCGTTTCCAACATCAATGTCCATTGCTTTGCAGTAGTATCGATGTCATAGTGCATATCAAAATATTGCTTCTGGAATGCAAGACCAGCTTGAACTGGTGGCTCCCAAAAGTTATCAATTGCATCCTTCAAAACATATGCAAACTTTCTGGTATGTTCAGATTTGTCTTCACAATATCCATACATCCATGCAAAATTTGCACAAGTTTCTGGAAGAACTGCAAGATTCGGGCACACAACGACACATCCTGCACTCATTGCTTCGATTGCAGAAATACAAGCAGTTTCCTTATAAGTACTAGGATATGCAAGTATGTGTGTTTGTTGAAGTGCTGTACGAATTTCTTCATTGGAAACTGATCCATGATAGTTGACATTAGGTGTATCCCTACAAGCATCATATAATGGTTTCCAATCATCGTCTTTGTCTTCCCACCCATATATCTTAAAACTTGAATATACATCCAAAATAACATTCTCAAACTTTGCTGCTCGAAATGCTGCGATGAGAACATCTAATCCACGATGAGGTGTGGAAATATATGCAAGTCTTGTTGGGCCTTCTTTAGGTTTCGTGTGTGCAGGAATTGGTTCAATTGCATTCTTGAGAACTAAACTTTTCTCATATTCAAATCCAAGATCAAGATGATATTTTTCTAATGACCAATCAGAAGGAAATATAAATCTTTCAAATTTATCTCTTTCTTCTTTCTTTTTAAGGAATTGTACTTCTGGATCTTGAGAGGTATCTTGAAACCAAAGTATCTTTGGCTTGTCCTCTAATTCACGAACTCTTGAAAGGATTACTTGAAAGTAGTTCCATATATCTTCTGGAACTCTCTCTTTTACACGGGCATATATTAACTCACTACCACCTTTTGCTTCCTTAGAGGCAGTAACAACATCGAACTTCTCTGTAATACCTTGTTCGTTTTTTTTCTTTATTTTATCGATTTTTGAATCATCGAATACCATTAAACTCATAATCTTCTTTCACTTTTTATTTTATAATATTATTATATCAACTTTAAGATACAATGTCAAGTCTTTTATTGCTGAAACAATTCTCCTTGATGTATACCATTCAAACGATACTGTAATAATCCTTTATGATATACTTCTACATCTCTTC